AAGAAATGAGGTTCTCCGTAAATAATTAATGTTGTACTTTCTTGTAATTGTGTTGACATAGTTTTTCCTTGATGTATAAATAATTCAGCATAATAGGAGAATGACATGAAGATTACCAACAAATTTGGTATGCCACAACCATTTGTGGACTTTGCCATAAATGATAAATACAGTAAAGGGAAAGCAGACATATCTGTCACATCTTTGATAGATAGTCCTAAAGTTAGGATTATGAAAGATGTGCATAACGATGACATTGAAGTTGATGCTGTTGATATGGTTTGGGCATTGTTTGGTACTGCTGTACACTCTGTATTGGAAAGTTCAAACACCTACACTAGGATAGGTCATCCATCAGATAAAATTATTAACGAAGAAAGATTATATACAAACCTCAATGGTTGGGTTCTGTCCGGTGCAGTCGATAGACAAGAAATACAGAATGATATTCTGACTATAGTTGATTATAAAGTTACCTCAGTTTGGTCTGTGATATATGGGAAATCTGAGTGGGAAAAACAATTAAATTGCTATGCCTATCTTTGCAGACAAAAAAATAAATCAAGTAATATTAAATTAAACAGTTTAAAAATTTGTGCAATTTTGAGGGATTGGAACAGAAGAGATGCTGAAAGAAAAGAAAATTATCCACAAGCACCAATAGTTTTTGTAGACATTCCTATTTGGGAAGATAATGTCATTGACAAGTACATCTCTGATAGAATTTCTATGCATCAAGAGGCTCAAGTAAATTATGATTTAAATAAAGATTTGCCTTTATGCACAAACGAAGAAATGTGGAAAAAAAATGATACTTGGGCAGTTAAGAAAAAAGGTCAGAAGAGAGCATTAAGAGTTTTAGATAGTGAAGAAGAGGCTATCAAATATATGGAATGGCATAAAAAAACTGACAAAGCCTACGTTCAAAAAACAGATTTAGAATTAGAGTTTCGTGGTGGCGAGTACACACGATGTGGCAACTACTGTTCAGTTGCTGAATTTTGTCAACAATACAAAGAGAGGTTAATATGAAAGACAAAGTAAAAGTGCCTAAAAGGGTAGTAAGAAAAGTTAAGAAAAGTGGTTTAGTTAATCTTAAACCAAGAATTATGAGTGCTAGACCAAAAGATAGGTCTTTGATTGCAGAACATATTGCAGAGGCTACTAGTAAAGGTAAGACAAGTTATGTTTGTCTGCCTATTAGAATGTACATTGCTATTAGAGATAAAATAATAATGTGGTTAAAACAATGAGCGAAAGAATAGACCTTTGTTATTTGCCTACTAATGGTTTGTGTAAAATAAATGATGTCTTAGACGATAGTCACTTTCCAAGTAATAAAGAAAATATAATGTGCCAAGAATTAGTTACTTACGAAAGAACTGATGTAGGTATGAAAAAGACTACGTTTCAAAGAAACTTTACAAGTAAAAGCCATTACGACAGCACTAGAACTGAGATTTTTAGTTGGAGCAAGTAAATGGAAAATGCACTTGAAAAAAAAAGAGGAACTTATCTAGGTTTTTTTAAAGAGGGCATAGTTGATGTCTTCTTTAATAAAAATTTATATGAAGAAAAAAAGAGTTCTTATTATTATAAATTAGGATATCAGTTTGGTTCTTTTTTAGAAATTAAACTAAAGGAAAGAGAGGAAGAAAATGAAAGATGAAGTACCGGATAAGGTTAAGGAAACCTTAAAAGATATAGGTATGACACCACAACAAGCCGGTTGGAATTGTCATGGAACTTATGTTCTATTGCATAAAGCATTAGAAAAAGTAGCTGTTTATAAAAATATTGTTTTTGATGAGCCAAAGGTTTTAGAAAATAATTCTGAAAAGAAGATAGCAAGTCTTTTGGTTGTTGGGAAGATGGGAGATAAATCTGAATGGTCTATTGGAGAGGCATCCCCCTCAAACAATAAAAACAGCTATCCATATGCTATGGCTGAGAAAAGAGCCAAAGATCGTGTGATATTAAAATTAGTAGGTCTTCATGGAGATGTATATGCAGAAGATGAGGCAGATGCATTTAAAGAGGCTAGACCAAGTGATATCAAAGGTGGAACTGTAGATAATGGGATTAAAGAAGAAGAAAAGCCAATAGATCCCCCTAAAGAAAAAGCCATAGATATAAAAGATGTTAAGTCCGGTAAGGTAGAAAGCATACCTTTGAAAGAGGGTGTTGCTATTATAAAGCAAGTATTCCTATCTTTTATGCCGGAAGATAGCATAGAGGATCTGCGAGGGTTTAAGAACTCTAATGCAGAGGCTCTAAAGACGTTGAAAGAGTTAGATGCTATGGCATTTGGCGAGGTTTCAACAGCCTTTCTTGCAAGGGCAGATAAAATTAAAACAAATGAACTAGGAGAATAGAATGGAAACTGATTACCCACCAAGTGGAACCCTTTTTGAGGCTAAAGTTAGAAAGTCTGATAGGTCTCCGGATTACACCGGACAACTTGAACTACCAAAAGAGGTTGTTGATGATTTGGTCAAGCAAATCAAAGACGGAAGAACAAAGCCTAAGTTAAGTATTATAGGTTGGAAAAAGATTAGTGGCAAAAGTGGAAAGCCTTTTTTAAGTTTGAGAGGAAATGTTTTTGAGATTTATAATCCTAATGATCAAAATAGATCTACTCAAGATAAACCAATCACATCAAAAGATCATGATGCATTAGCTGATATATCATTTTAAGGGGGTTTCAAATGGAAGAAGTAAAAGCAAATACAGATGCTCTAGGTGTTCCTAGTGTTAACTTTGAGGCTGTCAAAACATCTATGATGCAAGACAAAAATGGAACTAACATTAGATTAACTATACATCCTAATGACGTTCCACCACAGTTGCATAAAGATTGGGTTGGCTCTAGATACATGGTTGTTATGGTCAAATTAAATGAAGATGGCACACCGGATGGGAGTGAAGACAATGACATTAAGGAAATCTGATAACGATGCAGATACTGAGGCAGATTTTCTTACCTTTGATGCTGTAGCAAAGTATCTTTCGATAAGTAGAATGTCTTTATATAACCTTATTAATAACGAGGAAATTATATTTCCTAAATCTTTTAGTGTTACCAAAGCTGAAAAAAGAAAGAAAAGACTTTGGGATAAAGAAGAGGTTAAAGATTGGGTTAAATCCCAACGTAACGAAAAAGTTACGTAAAGTTATGACTAGGGTAAAATACGAGACGCTAGAAAACCTCACAGAGGAAAAAAACATATTAGGATACATCTCACAAAAGTGGGATGTATCTTGTTCTAAAATGCCAATATCATACAAGTTAGATTATGCCATGTACAGAAACGAAGATTTAGTGGGTTTTGCTGAAGTTAAGTCTCGTACTCATGCCTTCAGGACATTTGACACATACATAATTTCTTTATCTAAAGTTATGTCAGCTAGGCGAATTGCATCTGTAACCAATACTAAATCATTATTAATAGTAAATTGGCAAAATGTAATTGGTTGGATTGATTTCTTTTCTGATTTCTCTGTTAAACAAGGTGGTAGATCAGATAGAAACGATTGGCAAGATCAAGAGCCTATGTGTCACTTTGATATTGATGATTTTAAAATAATTTCGGACTCTGTTTCATCGGCAGCCGAAACAAAGGAGATAGAAGAATGAGATTAGCAGATGGATTTGATGATGCTTTTGTAGGAACAACTATAAGTGCATTTGGTAGAAAACAAGTTGCATTATATGATTATGATAAATGCATATTAATACTTATGCACGACAATCACATGAAAGAAGATGATGCTATTGAGTATTTTGATTACAATGTTATAGGTGCTTGGGTTGGAGAGGGTACTCCAATATTTATAAATCAACATAGTGTAAAAAACATACAAGATTATAAGGAGGATGATGATGAGTAAAAAAGATAATGTAAACAAGCCTAATCATTATAGAAAGGGTAATGTTGAATGTATTGATGCTATCAAGTCAGCCACAGGAGTAGGGTACGAGTATTATTTGCAAGGAAATATTCTCAAGTATGTTTGGAGGCACGAACATAAGAATGGATTAGAAGATCTTTTAAAAGCAGAATGGTATCTCAAGGAACTAATAAAAACAAAAAAGAAAAAATAAAGCCGTCTTTCCCGTACCGGGGTCTAGTTGAACGATACTAAAAGTTTACGTAAACTTTTACTACTATCATGCATCGTATACAGATCTATCTTTCTTTAAGACCCACTTCCCTCATAAGCACAACACCTTTCCTCATGAGTTCTTGTATCTTTTCAGTTCTAAGTTTTATCAGCTTTGTTCTAGTTTCATCCGGTATTCTGAGGTTTCTTTCCAACTCTCTTATTTGCCTTAACATTCTATTTCTAGCATTGTCTATAGCTTTAAATCTTCCATATATCCTTAACTCATCTCCGTACTTAGCTCGAAGCCTACTCAGATCCTCTGCATCGCCTCTTCTGTTAGCTAAATCAAGTCTAGCGAATATTGTAAACAATCCTTTTCTATTTTCTAAATAAGTTTGTGTGTCCACTCTTTCAGACGGCTGGGCAATAACCTTACGTAAAAAAGGTATTCTTGATTCTATATTGCCATCAAAATCTCCGGTTATAACATCCGGTATAACTCCAAATGCTAAGTTTCCAAATCTATTAACTGTAGCACCTGCACCACCGGTTACAAATTCAATCCAATATTCTATAACATCCGGAGACCAATCAACTATTCCACTTTCAACTTCATCGCCACCGGTAATACTGTTTAACTGATCTACTATAAACTTAGGTATGG